GCGCAAAGGCCGGATCGGCTCATCCGAGGAGGCCGGACTGGTGGCCGAGCAGATCCTGGTGGCCGAGAAGGCGATCAAGCAGAACAAGGAGGCGCTCAAGGCGTGGTCGTCCGCGCACGGGCCGGTGCCGATCCGCGACGCCAAGGCCAACAAGGTGTACGGCCACCGCGTCTCCCGCCGCGTGGACCGGCCCACCCGCGAGCAGATGGAGCGCGCGATCCAGACCGGCGAGACGCTCGATGACCTTTACCGTGAGACAATCGGGACTCGCTTTGACATTCACATCCCGAGGCCCGACCTGGAGCCCGAACCCGACCCGGACCTGCTCGATCAGCTTGAGCGGTCTGTCGCATTAGCGGAGGAGAGGAAGCGAAATGGCTGAGACCGAGACAGCTAGACCACCCGTGTCGCTCGCGCGGCTCGGGCCCACGCCCGTCACCCAACCGGCGCGGTTTGCGTTCGACAACGAGCAGCTCGCGCTGATGAAGCGCACCGTCGCCCGGGGTGCCGACGACAACGCGTTTCTGCTGTTCCTGGAGCTGATCGGGCGCTACAAGCTCGACCCGTTTGCCGGACACGCCTACCTGGCCAAGATGCCGGGCAAGGACGGCGAGCCGCCGAGCTTCAAGACACTCATCTCGCGCGACGGGCTGCTGTCCATCGCGAACCGCAGCAGCGACGAGTTCGAGGGCATGGAGGGCGACGTGATCTATGCCAGCGACACCATCGAGCGCGACCGCGAGAAGGGATTCATCCACACCTACGCAGCGATCCCCGCAAGCGAACGGCTGGCGCAGAAGATCGCCGGATCGTGGGCGCGGGTGTTCCGGACGGACCGTCGGCCGACGTTCTTCCTGGCTCCGTTTGAGAGCTACAACCGGCCGAACATGAAGCGGACGTGGGGCAAGTATCCCGACGCGATGATCCTGAAGTGCTCGGAGTCGATGGCGCTGCGTAAGGCGTTCTCGATCACCGGCCTGATCCCCGAGGACGAGGTGGGGGCCTACTACGACGAGCGCGTCGGCGCAGTGGTCGATGCCGGATCGGCCGCGCAGGAGCCCGACTGGGGCCCGGATGAGGACCTGGCTCAGCGTCTGCAGACCGCGTTCACCGAAGCCAACCGGATCCGGCCAGGCAGCTTCCTGCCTCAGAAGGTTCGCCTCAAGCTCGCCGGTGCCGATCAGCTCAAGCGCGCCGAGATCCTCCAGGAGGTCACCGACTACGTGCTCGCCAACGGCGGCTCGATCCCGATCGAGGGCGAGGCGGTCGAGGAAGCTCCCGAGGAGCCTCCGCCCGCGGTGTGAGCCTGCGGGTAGGATCGCTAACGCGCGGGCCGGTGCACCTCTGAGAGGACCGCGGCAGCTCATGACCCGGCTCGCGCCACTAGTCGTCGTGGCCGTGGCCGTTTTCATCGGCGGCTGTGGCAGCAGCGGCGCATCGCACGACTACGAGTCGAGCTACCCGATCTCGTTTCGCCGCGATTTCGTGCGCCTATGCGCACAACGTGAGCACGAGATGGGCGTCCCGGATTTCGTACGCATATGCGGCTGTACGCTGAGCCAGATCGAGCAGCGGCAGCCGTATCACGCACTCCTTGACGCAGCCGAGAACGGCGACACCGATCGGCTGCTGGCCGACACCGTCAGCCGCTGCCGCGCTGAGCGCTGACAAAGGAACGGCCCGCCGAAGCGGGCCGTCTAACGCGATGGCGCCGAGCCTAATCCCGACCGAGGAGAAGGGTTCCCTGCGTCCGATCGCGTCCTGCAGAGCATACAACAGGGGTCAGGGGCTCAGATCAGCGCCCCTGCCGGGAGGCCGATGAGTCCCCGGCTGGCTGGGCGTCGCCATTCCCTTACAGCGGTCAACAGTGCGGTTGGGTGTCTGCGAGCCCGCGCCGCACCTCCGCCTCGGCTTATGGATAGATTGCGGTTACTGTATCGCTTGTGATTAGGCCCTAGGGGGCGAGACGAGCCGCTCACGATGTGCGATACGGTGCCGCAGTTTTCCGTTCATCCCTTACCGAGGAGGTAAGACGTATGCGCAAGGCATTCTTGGCGATCCCGATGATGCTGGCGATGCTGGCCTTATCGGCCGCCCCAGCCCTGGCCTGGAACCGGCCGCCAGGCAACGACCAGGGCCCGCCTGGCTGTGAGCCGTCACACAACACACCGATGAAGTGTTGTCCGCCTCGCGAGTTCCGCGTCAGGGCTCACAGGGCCCACAAGGCTGACGGTCACATGATCAAGTGCGTCAAGCCGCCGCCCCAGCCTCAGCCTCAGCCAGGTCCGCAGGGTCCTCCCGGTCCTCCTGGTCCTCCCGGCTCACCTGGAACACCCGGTCCTCCTGGTCCTCCCGGTCCTCCCGGTCCTCCCGGTCCTCCCGGCACTCCCGGCACTCCCGGCACTCCCGGTCCGCAGGGACCGCAGGGCCCCGGCCCCAAGCCGTGCCGCAGCACTGTCCGCACCGCGCAGCTCGGGCCGCTGCCGGTCCGGTTCACGATCGGTATGCACGTCCGCGTGGTGGTGCACGGCACCGCGCATTTCGGCACGGTTGTCGGCACCGGGCCGCGAGGCCACGTGACGGTTCATCCGTTCGGGCTGCCGTGCGGCGTCTACCCGATCGTGGTCAATGACCAGCCCAACACCCGCGCGGTCCGGCCGGTCATGCGGATCTGGGTGATCCGCGGCGGGAAGCGGATCGACCGCATTGGGTTCCCGCTGCCCGAGCCGCCGATCGGCCTTTCCTTCAAGCGGGCGAGCTAGGTCTTGATGATGTAGGTGGCGGCGACCCACGGCGGCATGTTGTTGTGGGCCCCGCCACCTCCGTCGTTGCCGATGCCATGGGCGTGACGGGCGTTCGCGCCATACGAGGTCACGCTGAACGAGTGGGAGTGCGCCGCGCTGCGCCCGGTCGTGGCCCCGACGACCGTCGCGCGGTTGGCCAGCCATGCCGGGGTGTGACCCGCCGCGACCCCGCCTGCCGGATAGATGTTGACGAGCGCCAGCGAGCCGTCCGTCGTAGCGAAATCGCCCGAGCCTCCGGACCCGTGAGTGTGGTCGGCCGACTCGGTGCCGGTGCCTCCCGCCACGCCGTGCGCGTGGTCAGGCGAGTCGTTGCCGGTCCCGCCACCGTGGCTGTGCGTCGGCATCTCGCCGTTAGCGAGGATGTGCGTCTCCTCGCCGCGCGTGGGCGAGGCGGTGTCCAACGTGCCGCCGCCGTAGCTCCCGGCCGCGCGGTTTGACAGCCCGCCGCCCTGTCCGGCCCCAACCGGGGTGCGGCTGCGGAGGTCGGGGACGTTGAACGTGGTTGCGCCGTCACCCTGACCCCACGGCGAGTTTGCGCCGCCCAGCACCGCGTACAGCGCCGGATAGGCGTTGCGGCTGACCGCCGAGCCGTCGCACGGCAGCCATCCGGCAGGGATCCCCACCACGCCGGTCAGCTTGATGTCGCCGGGCTGCCAGAGCTGCGAGCCGTCGACCGCGCCGCCGACGGTCTGACGCAGGCCGGTGATCCGCGTCCCATCGAATATCGCCTCGCCGATCTTGCGGTAGTGAGGGGTCGTGGGGTTGCCGGTCAGCAGCGCGGTGAGCGCGAACGTGTAGTCGGTCGAGTCGATCTCGGGCGGCGGCGGCGACGGGTTCGTCGCGAACGCGTTGGCTCCGGTGGTGGCGAAGATCGTGTAGGTCCCAGCTCCGCCGGTCACGGTCGTCTGAACAGTCGTTGACACATAACGCCACAGCCCGTCGATCCCAAGCGCGACCTGGGCGTTGCCTACGCCTGCGGCGATCTGAATCTGGTTGGCGCCGATCTGCGTCAGAACCAGGTTGCGGCTGCCTGAGCCGATGAACTCCTGCAGCGCATCCAGGAAGTCCTGGGGGACTGGCTGGCCGTAGCTGAGCTGGCGGTGTTTGCTCATGACGGAAGCCTACGTTCGGGTCAACGCTCGCTCACAGATTGCTTCCGATGCTCGTGATCCCGACGAAGAAGCCCTCCGAGTAGCCCTCGTTGATCGCCAGGTGCGCGGGCGTGAGGTCGCGAATGAACGGCCAGCCGATGCCCGCGTAAGCCTGCGGAATCTGGATCATCACCGTGTTCGGCGGCGGGGAGTTCGCGTCGTTGGGGTCGTGCTCCTGGTAGCTCCAGCCGGGCCCGACGAGCTGGGTGATCGTGTCCTCCCAGTCAAGCCCGCGGCCCTGGCCCTTGAGCCGCCGCATCGTGGCGAGCACGAGCTGCTGGCGAGAGGCGAGCCTCAGCGGCGGGTTGATCGGCAGGGCCAGAAGTTGCTCGAACATCGGCAGCAGCGCGTCGGCGGTGGCGGGCAGGAAGTTCAGGATCAGCGCCTGGCGGGCCGCTTCGAGGCGCTGTAGCTCGTTGGCGACCGCGTGCAACACCGCCTGGATCTCGATGGCCGCACGCTCGTACTGCGGCAGCTCGCTCACCATGTCGACCGGGTCGGTTGGCGGGACGACGGTGAATACCGCGAGCGGGTCGCCGTTGGCCATGGGCTAGCCGTCCGTCAGGGTCGTGGTGCCGAGCTGCGCCACCTGCGGGGAGGCTCCGGCGGCGAGCGGAATGTCGGCCGTGCCGCCATTGACCTGCAAGCCGTTGACCTTGTGCACGCCGGTGATGAAGAAGCACGCCTGCACGTGCTCGTAGACGATGGTGTCGCCGGGCTGGAGCCCGGACAGGTAGGCGGCCAGCGCAGTGGTGATCGCCTGGCGGGTGGCGATCGTGTTGCCGGTGCCGTCGAGCGAGTAGCCGGACTCGGCCACGACCGTGGCTGTGATCGCGACGACCAGGATCCGCGACGTGACGACGGTGACGCTCGCCCCGATCGGAGCTTGTCCGTGACCCAGGCCCGCCACCGGGTCAAGGAACTGCTGCAACGCCGTCACGACGGTGCTTGCGACCGGCGTCCCGTCCGAGTTCATCGCCACCACCAGCACAGTGCCCGGGCCGTTCCAGACCGGGACGACGGCTACGCGCGACACGCCCTGCGCCGCCGACCAGCGGCGGTAGTCGGTGATGTTGCCGCCGCCCGAGGTGCCTACGAACTCCCCGAGGATCCGCAGCCGAAAGTCGTTGTCGGATTCCTCCTCCTGACCACCGCTCATCGGGTCGAGGTTCGTAACCGAGATCACCGTCGGCAACACCGTGTCCAGCGACGTGATCGCATTGGGAGCGACGTTGCCTGCGGTGCCCGGCGTCAGCGCGGTGGCCGCGAGCGTGATCCCCGACGTGGTGTTCGTCGTCGGCTCGGGCGACGCCGGGTCCGGCGTGACGCTGCCGCTGTCGGTCCAGGTCGGGCTGGTCGTCTGGCCGAGAAGTAGACCCGGCGTGTTCGGGGTCTGCGTGACGTACACCCGATAGGCGGTCGCGTTCGGATTCGCGGTCCAGGTGATCGTGTTGCGGCCGGTCGTTCCGGTGGTGACCCCCGCCTGGTCGACGTTGCCGGTCGTCTCGCCGAACGCGTTGAGCGCGGTGACGTGGTAGTAGCGGGTGCCTGCCGTCAGCGAACCACCCGTGTTGCTGGCCGCGACCGACACGCCCGCGGGCACCGTCAGCGGAGAGTTCGTGGTGCCGCCCTCGGTCGTCTGATAGCTCTGCACCTCGCCGGTCACGGGCGTGACCGCCGACGCCTGCGTCCCGGCGGCGATCAGCGTTGCTTGGGATGCGAGGAACGTCAGAAACCCGGTGGCCGAGACCGCTGGATTGCGCGTCAGCCCGAACGTGGTGCCGTGCTCGTCCAGGTAGTCGCCCCACGCGGTGCTCGGGAACGCGGCCGCGATCGTTTCGGTCAGCGCGTCCCACAGCCGAGCGCACTCCATCGCCGACGGCTGCGTCAGGTCCCAGTAGAACGTGCCTTCGCGCGTATCCACCCAGTCGGGGTCGTCGTCGGTCAGCCCGGCATGGGTGTCCTGGTCCATGCGCGCCCGCACGCGCGCGAGCGTCTCGGAGAAGATCTCGGTGAGGTCGGTGACGTCGGTCATGGTGTGAGCGGGATGTTCGAGAACTCCAGGGGCTGGGCTTCTAGCGGCGGCGCGTAGTCCACGATCACTGTGAAGGATGCGTAGAGCACTTCGTCAAATGGATCCTGGGAGAAGTCGAAGCCCTCGACGGACACGATCCGGTCGTGGACCATCAGCGCATCGACCAGCCCGTCTTCGTAGTCGGAGAGCATTTCCTCGTCGAGCTGCTCGCCGATGTGCTCGCCGATGCCGCCTTCGACGCCGTACTCGTCGGAGTAGATCATGTGCGTGTACCGCGCCGTCCGCGCGGTCTTCTCGATCCAGACGATCAGGCTGTCCAACTCGTAGGTTTCCTGCGGCGCGGAGCCATCCTTGACGAACTGTCCGGCGATGAAGTCAAACCGCCAGCTTTTGCCGAACGGGATGGGCGTGTCGGTTTCGAGGTCCTCGACCGGCGCGAGCGTCGCGTCGAGCGCGAGGTCGGGATTGATCAGCCCGGGATCGGGCGGGATCAGGTCGTAGTCGAGCGAGTCGGGTTCGATGATGCTCATGTGTGTCCGATCATGTAGCCGAAGAACTGGGCGCCCCCCGGGGCGTACAGGCTGACCGTGGCTAGACCACCCCAAGTCGCCCACGCCTCGAAATAGTCAGTCGTGCCGTTTGCCAGCACCACGCCGGTAGCGCTCGCGCCAGCGCCTGTCGCCACGATCGCTGGACCACCACCCGCACTAGTGCCTGCGATGACGGGGCCCCCGGCCCCGTTCTTTAGGACGCCCACCTGAAAATATCCGGTGTTCGCCGGGAGTGCCTCATTGATGAAAACGACCGTCGAGAGGAAGTAGTAGCCCGCCACTTTCGGCGTGAACCGACCCTTATGAGTTGCCAGGTCGATCCACGTGGGGTCCGCTGCGGTGAACAGCGCCGTGTCGAGAGCGACGATCGTTCCGGCAGGAGTGCTCATCGTCTGCCCGGCAGTGTTGTAAATCCCGAACGCCCCTCTGGCCTTGGCGCTGACCACGGTCGGGTTGGGATAGGTGCCCGATAGGTCACCGCCAGCAGCTCCCGAGGGCGAACCGCCAGCGGGGATCGTGATCACCGTGCGGTTGTTGGCTGCATCGTCAGCCGCGCTGACGCCCGCCCCGGTGAAGTTGAGCGCCGCGCGCTGAGTCAACGTGGTGCCCTCGTCCTGCACCGTGTTGATCGGTCCGGCAGGACCGGGCGGGCCGGTAGCGATCCCGTTCGCCACGGTGATGCCCTTCACCTTGACGATGTATGCCAGCACGCAGTAGGGCGGCATGTTGTTATGCGCCCCGTCGCTACCGGCACCACTGGTCGCACCCGTACCACCCGCTCCGGTAGCCGACATTGCGTACATCTGGTTGGGGAAGCTGGCGCTCGGAGCGCCAATCCCGAGCGGCTGCCCCGCGACACCGGTGGCACCGATGAAGTTGACCGCATTCCCGGATGGTCCGTGGGTATGCGACGGCCCGGTGTGGGTATGCGACGGCATCTCGCTGGCAACTAGCTGGTGCGTGCTTTCACCACCCTTAGTGCCCCACGCGGCCGACGTCGAGCTGCTCAGCAAGAACCGATCGCGCAGATCCGGGACCGTGAACGTCTTGGCGGTAGTGTTCGCCGCCCACAGCGGGTTGCTTGCTCCGACCTCAGCCACGGCGAAGTCATAGCCCTGCGGATACACGGCCTGCGTATATGTCGCCCCGTCGGCGAGCACGTAGCCGAACGGCAGCGTCTTGCTCGTGAACGTCGCGACGGTGCCGATCGGGTTGCCGTCGTAGCTCGTGCCTGCTGATCCACTGCCCGAAGTGACCCACGCGGTCCCGTTCCAATAAAACAGCGTGTTGGATCCGGTGTCGTAGTACATCTCGCCGAGAACGGGCGAGGCCGGGGCCGCGGGGAGGCATGGGCTGCGAAGTCGGCCGATGGTGTCCGGCATGGCTCAGGTTCCCGAGGTCGAGTCGAGCTGTCCGACGACTAGCCGGATCAGCAGATTTGCTTGGCGAGTCAGCGACTGGACTTGGGCGAGCACCTGCGCATTGGTCGGCGACTGCAACGCCTGGAAGTTCGCGTTGGCATTCAGCGCGCTCCTAGCCTTCTGCGTCAGCGCTCGCTGGTTGGATTCGACGACCGGCTCGGAGAACGTCGTCCCGTCGTAGGTCCAGCCGACCTGTGGCCGCGGATCCACGTCGGTGATGTCGATCCACTCAAGCTCGGGGCGGGCCGGGTTCGGGTGGGTGGCCACGGGGTCGTTGTAGGTGACGAGCCGCACCACCGTGTCGTTCGTGGTGTCAACGATCGCGTAATCGGTCATAGCGCGACCGCCGCCGTGAGATCCACGGGCACGGGCGGGACGGTGGTTGCGAGGGCTTCGTGCACGTAGACCTTGTGCGCCGGGATCGTCCCTCCTCCGGCGGCGGATTCGTGCTCGGCGACCATCCAGCCGGTCGGCCCGCACACGCAACTCGGATTCAGCTCGTGCTCGGGCTCGCCGTCCGCGGTCCACCAGCAGTGCACGTCCTCGCCGGTCAACGACACGGTCCAGTAGGCGCTAGGCGATTCGCTCATTACTCGTGCTCCCAACAGACTGACGCGCCGCCGTCGCTGGTATCGAACACGACCTGGGCGCTGGCGTTTACATACAAACCCGTGAGGATGCTGTGCGCCCCCGGGGCCAGAACGGCCGTCCACCACTCAAACGAGCACCGCACATGAGCGACGTTGACCGGAACGAAGAAGCTTCCCCAGCCCGTGTTGATGCCCCCACCGTCGACCCAGTAGGCGTTCGTGACGCCGCTGAAGAAGTTCGCAGAGCCGTACATGCTGTAGGTGGTGGAGCCGTAGACGGACGCCCCATCCGGGTTTTTGATCGTGATGTTGTGCCCGAATAGCTGCACCCCCGAGCCCGCGCCGAACGTGCCCGCCCAGGTTCCACCGGCGTACGCGTTGCTCCCGCTGAAGCCCAGGTTGCGTTCGCACATCTTCTGACCGTCGAGCAGGATCGAGGGCATCAGGGCCACTCCCTCACGATGAACGTCCCGCCATCGTTGCCGTCGAACGTCACGGTGCCCGCTACCACGTAGACGCCGCAGTTGACCGTGTGCACGCCCGCCGCGATCTTGCCCAGGCTGGTCCACCAGTCAAAGCTCACCGGCCAGTGCTCGTTGGTGAGGTTGAAGTACTGCCTGCCGAACAGCATCTGCCCGCCGCCGTCGATCGTCACGCTGCCCTGGATGATGGTCCCGGCGGTGGGGGTGTAGCAGGTGAGGTCCATTGAGCCGCCGAGGTTGGCCCCGTTGCCGTTGACCACGGTGACCGACATGTCGCCCGACAGTTGCACCCGTGCCCCCGCGCCGTAGCTGCCGCCCCACCCGCCCCAGGTGTTGGCGTAGCCCACCGCCAGGTCGTGCTCGCACATCTGCGTGGTTCCGACTTGGATCGGACTGGTCACGCGACCTCCCAGACCAACGAGTTGCCTCCGTCGGCCGAGTTGAACACCAGCGAGCCCGAGGCGATCCAGACGCCGATGTTGACGCTGTGCTGTCCCGCTGCCAGCTTGCCCTGCCGCCAGCAAAACGAGAACTGCCAGTGGCGCGCCTGGCTGTAGCAGAACAGTCCCCACACCACCTGGGCAGCACCGTCGATAATCGTGCTGCCCTGAATCAGCGAGCCGGTGTTGTTGGTGAGGGCCTGAAACTGCGCGCGTCCCATCAGGTAGGCCCCGTTGGGGTTCTCGATCGTGACGTTGCCGCTGAACAGCCCGACGCGGCTCACGCCAAAGGTGCCCGACCACGAACCGATGACGTTCTGTCCGTAGGCGCCCAGGCCGTGCTCGCACATCTGGGTCTTGCCGAGGAGGACCGGGCTGGCCATCAGTTCGCCTGCTGGAATCGGATGCCGGATAGCGACAGGTAGCCAACGCTCGAACGCGTTGAATAGTTCGGCACCGCTTCGGCTGTAGTCGTGTTGATCACGCCCGACGAGTTGACGTCGACGCGCATGATCTGCGTTCCCATCGCGCTGTCGCTTGAGAAGCAGGCGAACAGCTCGTTCCCGGCGGGTCTGAACCCGGCGGGCAGCACCGCGATCGTGTCCGACGAGGTCAGCGCCGTGCTCTTGGCGATCAGGCCGCGCAGCGTCACCCAGCCAGCCGCGTCGAGCGTGTAGCCAGCAGGCGACCAGCCCGACCCATAGTCGCTCCAGCCAGCGGCAAAGATGCCCGCCGCGGCGAACGTCACGAATGGTGGCTTGCGCAGCGACGGGTTGGGATAGTTGCCGACAAGGTCGCCGCCTGCCTGCTGGAACGTGAACGAGTTGCCGACCTGGACGACCGAGAGGTAGTTCATGGTCGGCGTGGTTGCTATCGGCAATGCTGTCGGGGCGCAGTAGTACCCCACTTCCAGATAGTCGCCTGCGTTGCACTGGATCACGTCCGCCACAACTGAGCCGATTCCCCCTGACGCGGGGGCCATCACCGTAGCCCCCTGCGCGACTAAGGTGCCGTTTTTGAGAATGCCAGCCGAGATGGATTGCCCGGATGCGGTCGCACTCACAAATACGTCACCGCTTACCTGATAAGAACCCGTAGCAGGACAGACGTAGCGACCACTCGCAAGCGACACACATCCGCCAGGATCGGAGCTAATCGTGTCCACCGGGAGCTTCGTCCAAGCGCTAGCGGTCAGGGTAAGCGCCGCATTCCGGTAGGCCCTCGCCGCCGTGACCGGCCCGACGGCTCCGGGCAGCGACGTGAGCAGCGTGACCGCGAGATAGGACCCACCTGGGCCACCGCTTAGCGCGGCGCTTGAGTAGCCGTACAGCTCCAGGTAGTCGCCCGCGTTGCACTGGATGACATCGCTGTGTTCGATGAACTCAGCGTTGCCACCCGTTGCCCCGATAAAGACCGCCGTGCCCGTCGACACGGCGGCACCGTTCTTATAGAACGAAGTGCCAAGCTGCGTGCCCGCCGTCGGTGCCGGGAAGGAGACCCCGCCTTTTACCTCGTAATAGCCTGCCACCGGGCAGACAATCCGGCCGTTGGCGAGCTGCACCATGCCGGATGAGTCGTAGGTCATGGCATCCAGCGGAACCTTGGTGTTCCCTGCCGCGAAGCTGACCGCCGCGTTGCGCTGGCCTCGTGCTACGGCGGTGCCCGAGGGCGTGGCTGCCGCCTGCCCGACCATGACGACCGACAAGTAGTTGTACACCGGGGTGAGGATCGCGAGGCTCAGCGCGGCCGAGCAGTAGGCGTAAAGCTCGATGTAATCCCCCGCGTTGAGACTGAGGATGTCGGCTGCGTTGCCTCGGACATAGCCGCCAGTGTCGGCAACGTTGGTTGATGCTCCTCCCGACCTGAGCACACCGTTGACGTAGATCGCCGCCGAGAACTGGTAGTTGGTGCCAGCGGTCCCGCTGGCGATCGCCTCGCCGACCACGCTGTATGAGCCCGTCGCCGGGCAGGTATATCGCCCGCTCACTAGCGATATGCGCCCGCCAGGATCGGAGCTGATTGTGTCAAGGGGCACCTTGGCCCAGGTGGCTGCTGGCAGCGTAAAGCCCGCGCTGCGATACGCCCGCGCCGCTGTGACCGGAGCGGCGGTGCTCGCCAGCGACGAGAGCAGCGCGACAGACAAGTGGCTATTGATGCCACCTGACCCGACGTTCAGGGTGGCGGCGACAGAAACGTAAACGTACAGTTCGACGTAGTCGCCTGCGTTGAGCAGCAGGACATCGGTGGCCACGGGATTGTTCCCTGACGAGCCAGCAGGCAGGGTGGCTCGGGAGCCCCGTGTCCGCTCGCTCCCGTTTACCCAAACCGACGCGATTACTTCAGCGCCACTCGGCGTGATATCGCCAATCTGCCCGTCGATCTTGTAGTAGCCAGCGACCGGCGGGACGATCCTCCCGTTAGCGGCCTGCGCCATCCCCGACGTATCGAAGCTAATCGTGTCAACCGGCACCTTGTTGAAGCCAGCGGAGAACGACTGGTTGCTGCCGCGATACGCTCGCGCCGCCACTGTCGTCGGAGCGCCGCTGCTGCCTCCGCTGCCGCCGCTGACCCACGCCGTCCCGTTCCAGTAGAACAACGTGTTGGAGCCCGTGTCGTAGTACATCTCGCCCACGGCAGGCGAAGCTGGCGCCGCCGACAGGCGCGGAGGACGAAGATGGCCGAGCGTGTCAGGCACCAGGCCTCCTCATTGCTCCCAGACCTTCCCTTGGATCCAGAGTTGACTGGGCCCGGTGTAGTACTGCCAGGTGCCGCCAGAACCACCCGAGAGGACCGCCGAGGCGGTGTAGGTGCCCGGCGCCAGGCGGAAAATCCGGGTCGCCATGCGCCCCTCGTAGGTCTGCACCGCCGAGTGCTGGGTAACCAGGTGCAGCACGGTTTGGACGCCGTCCTGGTCACCTTGGGACAGAGCGATGCCGCCGTAGAGGTAGTGGTAGTTGGCGTCGGTTTTTTGCAGCAGCCCGATTTGAGCCGTGACCTCCCAATACACCGGCACGGCAGGCGCGTAAGTAATCGACATGGGGTTGCCGCCAGCCCCGTCCAGGCAGGTCGTGTTGGCGACGCTGGGCACCGCGGCGTACCCCTCGGCGACGCCCCGCTTGATCTGCGTGCCAAGAATCACGCCCTTGCTCCTGGTGTCCGACAGCGTCCGCCAATCGCCGTTGGCGACGTTGTACTCCAGCACGATGCTCCCTACCGGTGGATAGGTGATCGACGCCGCATTGACCCCGCGCCAAATGAGCTTGCCGTTGCCATTGATCGCGACCCAGTTGTTGGGGCCGTCGAGCTGGTAGCTGTTGATGCCGACCAGCGTCCCATCGGGCGGGCTGGCCGGGAGTGTGATCGTCAGCCCTCCCGAGTTGCAGATGACGAGATCGAACGGCTGGGCGGTGTAGTTGGCCGTCGCGTTGACTGGCTTGAGGTTCGGCTGTCCCGGCGGGCCAATCGGGCCGATGGGGCCTTGCGGCCCGGGACCGGCGGTGATCAGCGTCGCGCTCAGGTAGCACTGCACGACCTGGCCAGCGGCGATGCTGAAGCCGGTGGCGGTCCAGGCCCATAGCTCAAGGGTGTCGCCCGCGTTGCAGGACACCAGCTCCGAGATCGTGAACGTCCGATTGCCGCCGCCGCCAGCGTCGGTGCGGTAGTCGTCATTGCGGGCAACCTCGATCCCGTTCTTATAGATCGACCCGATGCAGCGGCCGGAGTAGGTCGATACGCCGAACGCCACGTTCGCGTTGACCTGGTAGTAACCAGCCGTCTTCACTTGGATGCTGCCGGAGGCAGGGTTCGCTATGCCGCTGGTGTCGAAGCTCACCGTGTCGAGCGGAATCTTCATCCAGCCGTTGACCGTGAGCGCGGCGGTGCGGAACATGCGTGCGCTGGCTCCGCTGCTGCCAGCTATAGCCGCCGTCTGCCCGACCATGACCACCGACAGGAAGTTGTTCCCGACGCTCGGCACATACAGGGCTGTGCTCGCCGTGCCTGCCCCGAACAGCTCGAAATAGTCCCCCGCGTTGGCCTGAATGACTGCCGTTGCCGTCGCGCCCGTGGTGCCGTTACCGGGCGTCTGCGTGCCTGTCGCTATGTTGGCGCCGTTTTTGTAGATGAGGCATTGGACGAAACCATTAGCGGGACAGTTGCCGTATAGCTCGCCCGTGACCAGATACGTACCCGACGCCTTGCAGACGTAGCGACCGTTAGCTAGTGAAACGTTGCCGCCGGGGTCATAGTCGATGGCGTCAAGCGGAATCTTCCCCGTTGAGGTTGGGAGAGTAAATGCCGCGCTGCGATACGCCCGCGCTGCCGTAACCGGGGCGGTGGTGCTCGACAGCGACGAGATCAGCGAGACGGAGAGAAACGTCTGCTGCCCGACCGTCAATGTCTCATTGGTAAATATCCACAGTTCGAGAACGTCATTCGCGTTGCATTGGAGCACATCGCCAACATGGTGGTTATTGAGGCTACCGTTTGCTGTGGTTGGGTAAAACCGCGTACCCTGTGCCGCACTTGCGCCGTTGAGATAGATGGCGACTATCGCATCCTGGCCCGCTGCCGTCGCGCTAACACCAGCACCGCCGTTGACCTGGTAGTAACCGGCCACGGGACACACGTACCGCCCGCTGGCAAGTTGCATCCCGCCCGTGGTATCGAAACTGATCGTGTCCACGGGTATCTTGCTCCAGCCACCCGAGGCGACAGTAAGCGCCGCGTTGCGGTACGCCCGGGCCGCCATCGTCGCTGCGACCGTGCCGCCACCCTGCACGACAACCGTGTACTGGCCCGTGGTCGGGATACCGATCGTGCGCACCGTGACCGTGTTGGCGTCGGTATGCTCGACATCAGCCTCGACCTCGGCATAGGGCGAGGCCGACTGGTAGACAACGACAGCCACATTCCGTACGCCCAGGTTGTGCCTGACCACGAAGCTGTTGCTCAGGCCGTCGCCGATCGTTTGCGTGTAGACCATTCCGCCTGCGCCGCCGCCGCTGCTGCTCCCACTCCCGGTCCCGGTCGCCGGAACCCAGGTGGTCCCGTTCCACCAGTACAGCGTGTCGCTGCCGGTGTCGTAGTACATCTGGCCGCGCACCGGCGAGGCTGGCGCGGCAGCCAGACGCGGAGGTCGGAGGGTGCCGGTGATCTCAGGCATCAGCCGACCAGCGTGACCAGCTTGGAGTTGGCTGCCACCGCGGCGGCGTAGGTGATCGTCACGTCCCCGTTGGCAGCCACCGACACGTCGGGCAGCTCGACGTTGCCGGTCGCGTTGTCCTGGACCTGGACGTGGATCGCGCGGGTGGCATTGAGCGCGTGCGTGGCCTGCGGAATCGTGATTGTCGTCCCGGCCCCGTGCGTGGCGCTGTTGTTGTAGTAGCCCGCCGCGCCGAGGACCGTGCGAGCCCCCGGCGACGACGTGGAGCTTGTACCGCCTTTCGCGACGGGCAGGACCCCGGTGACGACCGCCTTCGCGCCGGACAGGTCCACGGCGCCAACGGCGAGCTGCGTGCCACCGATCCCGCTCGGCTTGACCTCCAGGCTCGATCCCGCGCCCGCCGTATCGAGCGTGGTCCCGTCGGGGTTGGCCGCGAGCGTGTTCCCGGTCTTGGTGATGCCCGCACCAGCGGTAATCGAGCCCGCCCCCGAGAACTGGGTCCAGAGGATGTTGGTCGTGCCCAGCGTGCCGCCCGCGTCGGCCATACACACCCAGCCCGAGTCGCCGTTTTGGGTTCCCTGCTCGACGAACGTGAACGCCGACACGAGTTCATTCCAAGTGTCGGCGTCAGGGGCTCGCGTCCAGGCGCCCGACTGCACGATGTAGATGCCGTTCTGCGAGGTCGTGGTCTGGTCTTTGACCAACACTCGGGTGCCCGCGATGGGGGTCTGATTGTCGATCGTCGGAAACCCGCCCGACAGCGTGATGTTGGCGGTGGTGGCGCAGTACACCGACTGCTTGGCGTCGAGCCCGGTGGCGACCGCGTCCACGTAGTTCTTGGTCGCCGCGTCCTGTGCGCTCGCCGGATCAGCCAGGCCCGAGATTGCCTGACCCGACATCGACAAAAACGTGGTCGGAGGCTGAAGCTGATCGAGCCTCGTCCCCGACCCGAGAACGGTTGCAGGAGCGCTAGCCGACCCGTTGACGACCTTGCTCGGCACCGGATTGAAGTTGATGTTGTTGGTGCCGATCGTGCCGCCCGTGATCGCGGCATCGCACATCCACAGCGACAGGTAGTTGGTGCCGAACGTCGAACCGACAGGGACCACCGCGCCGACGAGCTGAGTCCAGGTCGACGCATCCGGCGAACGAGTCCAGGCTCCGCTCTGGCAGATGTAGATGCCGTTCTGCGTCTGCGGGGTCTGGTTCTTGACCAGGACGCGATCCCCGACCGCGACCGCCTGCCCGTCGATCGTCTGCGTGCCAGACAGGGTGATACTGGCGGTGGTCGCCGCCCTGACGGGTGCCTTCCAGCTCAGATTCGTCCCCTGGCTGTCCACGTAGTTCTTGGTGGCTGCGTCCTGGGCGGCGGTGGGATCGGCCACGCTGGTGAGCTTCTGGTTGTTCATGAACAGCGAGGCTTGTGGCACGCGGACCTGGTCAAGCGACGTGTTGCCGGGCATCGCCTGCTGTGCGCTCGGCCCGAGCGTGCGTAGCGACGGCGTGGCTGCCAGGCCGCCAACATTGGGGGAGGCCACGTCGATATCGGTAATCGTGCCGTCTGCGATCTTGGCGCTGGTGATCGCCCCGTTAGCCACCGTGGGCGCAGCGGCGGTCCCGGTCAGATCCCCGGCGAGTTGGACGACGCCCTTGACCGTGGCGGTCGCGTCCGGGGGTGCGCCGACCCCGCCCTTGGCCGACTGCCAGGTTGTACCGTCGTACCACAGCAGCGTGTTCGACGGCGTATCGAAGTACATCTGGCCCTTGACCGGCGCGGACGGCGCGGCGCTGAGATTGTGGATCGCGACGTTGCGCGCCTCCAGCTTGGCGAAGTCGAGCGCTGCTCCTAGTGTCGGCACCGGTTATCTCCCATCAGTTCATGTACGCCTTGCCGCTAGTGGCCGCCCCGAAGTTGACCGTCAACGAGTTCGTATCGACGTAGTGCACATCGGCCAGCAGGACCGAGTTCCCGGAGTCCACGACCGTGACCGAGGGGTACTTGCCGAGGTTGTGCGTGACGGACCAGGACGTCGCCGCCGTGGCTTGGGTGAACACGTACGAGAGGTCGCCGCCGGTTGCGCCCGGGCCCGACGCGATCACGGTGTACGCGCCCGAGGTCGGGATCGTGCGAGTGCGGACGGTCACCGTGTTGACGTCGGTGTGCTCGACGTCGGCTTCGACCTCGTCATAGGGAGCGGTCGAGCGGAACACCGTAACCTGCACGCCGCGCACCCCGAGGTTGTGCGTGACCGTGAACGCCTGGCTAGAGCCGTCGCCGATCGTCTGCGTGTACGCCTTGCCGCCCGCCGGGCCAGCGGGCCCTTGGGCACCGGGCGCTCCGGCAGGTCCCGGCGACCCCGCCGCGCCCGCCGTGCCTGCCGCTCCGGCAGGTCCTGGCGGGCCAGCGCTGCCCGGCACACCGGACGCGCCTGGCGGGCCTGGCGGACCAGGCTTGCCGCCGCCGAGCGCGGGCACGTCCTGATCGGAGACCACCTGGACGGCCACCCAAGCATCGCCGATCTCCTCAAGCTGCACCAGATCATCGACGTGCAGGCCAACCGACTGGCGGTAGCTGATCAGCGTCTGCGACAGCGAGAAGTCGTCGTCCTCGAACAGGTTGTGGTCGTAGTCGTGAACGTCGAGCGTCAGCGGGCTGGTGTCGACCACCGTCGCCCAGTGCGACCCCTTGTGCAGCTCGACCATCCGTTTGCCGTGCCGGTGCAGCGCGTCACGCAGCGCGAGCTTTCCGCTCATGACACCATCCCCACGGTCGCGGTGATCGGCTCGACGGCGAGCAGCGAGAGCGCCAAGTACGAGCGGCGAGTGATCCCGAGGTCGGTGCCGAGCCCGTCCTGTGAGCCGATTACGTACACCCGCACGGTGTTGTGGCCGTAGTCGACTTCGACCACGTCGCCGACCACGTTGGCCAGCCTCATCGTCGGGTCCACGATCCCGAAGCTTCCGCGCTCGTCTGACACGCTGGCCCCGTACCAGCTCACGGTGAAGAAACCCAGGGGCGTGGAGATTCCCGCGAACGCGGCTTGGGCGTCGAGGAACGCTTGGCGTCCGGCGATCACCATCGGCTCAGGTCCGAGCATTACGCCAGCCTTACCTGCACGTCGTCGTTGGGCGACCAGCCGAGCGCGTTCTTGAGTTCGGTGTGCAGGTCGATCGCGTAGTGCGGCTGGCCAAGCTGGCCCGAGCCGATGTCGCGCTTGGTCGCGGTGACGGTCTTGCCCTTGTACTGGACCTCCAGCTTGGTGCCCGGCGATAGCGGCCCGCCTTGGCCGAGCGCCTTGCCGAGCAGGCCGCCGTAGTGGGCATTCGCGCCCGCCTGGCCCAGCTCCGCGTAGTAGGTGCCACCGTCGGTCAGCGACCCGTACGCGCCCTGCGCGTCGCTGAACCAGGTCGCGCCCACGGTCGTCCAGCCGGTGTCGCTGGCCTTGCCCTTTTTGCCGCCGCTCTTGAAGTCGCGGATCGTCTTGTCGACCTGGGCGCGCACCTCTTGGGGATCGAGCACGTCGATGAAGCCGGTCGTCAGATCCATCGTGTAGCTCCCCGCCGCCACCGAATGCACGGCCGAGGTCACGAACGCGATGCCCTGGTTAGCGATCGGCGTAAACGCAGGTTGGTTGGCGCCGGGCTTGGCCTCATCAGCGCCGCTGCCCCCGGCTTGCGATGCGGCCTGGCCCGCAAGCTCCGGGTCGGGCTGGCCGAACATCGTCGGGTCAAGATCCTCGGCCTCCTTCAGCGCGGCCACATACGCCTTGGACCGGTGCTTCGTCCCCGGCGTCGCCAGCGACGTGAGCGCCACGTTGCCGTAGCCCTCCTCGGGCAGGTTGATGTGGATCGCGTCGCCGCGGCGGATGGTGGCGATCCCTGGATGGTTCAGCTCGGCGGTGCGGATCGGCGTCAGGCGCTGCGCAAGCGCGCGCTTGGCGATGATCTGCAGCTCAAGCTCAGAGGACACGGTGCCGAAGTCGACCGTCTTGCGGATAAACCCGAACCGCTTGATCGCGGCCTTGCTCTGCGTGACCGTCGTGACCTTGTGCGCCTTGCCCTTCTTGCCCTTGGCTTTGATCGTTCCGCGCGCCTCGATCACGGTCGCGAAGCCCGGGTCCTGGCTGCGGGTCAGCGTGGCGTCGAGAAGCTGCTCGCGGAACTGGTACAGCACGCGGTTGCGGCGCATCGGGATGACTTCCAGCGCCCCCAGCAGATGCTTCTTGTCCGGCGCGCCCCAGCGGATGATGAACGTGCGGCCGGTCCGCTTGGTCTCCTCCTGGTAGGCGGCGGTGATCACATGAATCGGGGAGGTCAGTCGCGTGGCCGACGCTGACAGCGAGAAGTAGGCGGTGCCCTGCGACAGCGTGCGGACCGGCACCCGGTAGCGCTGGCACACGTCATGGGCGATCTGGTCGCAGCGCCAGCCGTTCTTGCGCACCTTCTTGCCCGCGGTGTACTTGAAGTCGGCGACGGTCTGCGCGAGCGTCCAGAGGTCGTCGGTGAGGTTCATCGCCCAGGAGCCGTCCGCCAGCGTCACCGTCTCGGCCGTCCCCGAGTCATAGCCCGGGCTCACTCGCATCGCCCACAGGTTGGTGTACTTGTTGCCGTAGCCGACCTGGCAGATGATCACGATCCCGAGCGCGCCGAAGCTCGACCGTTCCTCCTTGCCCCACCTAACGATCCGGGCGGTCACTGACTCGCCCGGGTACAGCAACGGCGCTAGCCGGTTGTACTGGCGTAGCGGCGGCTTGTGCATCGTGATCGAGCCGGTCATCGCCGCCTGCGTGTTGATGTTCGCCAGGTCGTCAGAGGACTCGTCCTGCCAGGAGAGGTTGTCCACCATTCCGGAGATGTCGACCGTCTTGCCCTGACCGCGCGCGAGCACCCGGATTCGCGTCTTCCACAGGTCCGGCACGGTGATCTTGTGCTCCAGGTGGCTGGTGACCATCTTCTCGAAGCGGATCTCCTCGTGGCGCTGCTTGGCAGTGATCTTCGTCGTGTCGGCCATCAGTGGCCCTGGTGGTGGTGTTGGGGCTGGTGGGGCTTCTTCGGGATCACCATCGTCACGTTCGGCTTGCCTCGCGACAGGCGGTGCGGATACCAGCGCTTGAAGATGAATGTGGTCGACGCGCCGCCCTTGAGGTGGTTGGCCTTGGCGATGTGACGCCACAACGAGGCGTCGCCGTAGTAGTGCCGCGCGAGGTCAGCTAGGGACGACGCCGGTTTGGCGTGCGGGATGGTGCGGTTGGTTCTGGCGTCGTAGGCGATGTACTGTCCTCCGACCAGCCGGAAGCGCACGTGCGCGGGGAGCTTGAGTGAGCCGCGCGTCGGCTTTGAGCCGCGCGGGTCACGCCACTCGGTGAACGACACGCCCGAGAAGTAGATCGCGTCGCCCTCGCCATGCTTGTAGACCTCGTTGAAGCCGGTCAACACCGCGTAGGCGCGACGGATCGTGGTCGACTGCTTGAACGCTGCCTTGAATACGAACGGCGACCCGGCGTTGTGCAGATCGACGAGCTGATCCTTGTACCACTCGGGCCGGTGGTACTGGCGGCTGTGGCGCTCGTGCGTTGGATACGGCACCCAGTCAGGCTGGTAGTGGCCGTGCGGCCCAACCCCGAGGTACATCGCCAGCGTGTCGAACGACCAGGTGTCGAGCTGGCGCGAGCCGCGGCGCAGGAACTGGTCGTCGTCGATCGTGTCGTAGGTGCCCATGTTGAACACGTGCGCGATCTGGAACTCCTCCAGCGGCGGGCACTGGAACACGAATGGGTGCGGCAACAGCGCGCGTCCGCGCTTGTTGACGGTCAGCCCGTTGCCGATAGCGCTGATCGTGACCTTGAGCCCGTCGGCCATTAGAGCTGCGCCTCCAGCGAGTGAGCGAGCGCCTGCAGTTCCTCGTCCACGATCTTCTTGATGTCGCCCTTGCGGTGAACCTCGATCTTGTGGATCTCGATGTGGACCGGGCGGCTGGTCGTGGGGTTGCTGCGCTGCGGGGTGACCGTGACCCGCTCGCCGCCGGGCGCGTCGCCGACGCCGATCACCTGCGGACGGCGAGCGATGAAGTCCGCCCCCTGAGCGAACCACGGGATCCGGCCTCCGACCGCCATGCCGGGAAGAACTGCGGTCGGGTCAGCCAGCAGCCGCTTCTGATCGGTGGGGTGCAGCTCTTGGACCTGCTGGCCCGACAGGCCGACGCCCTTCTTGCCGTTGGGGTCGCCGCGGCGAGTCGTCCGGCCTCCCATCGCCAGTCCGGGCGGGTGACGCACCGCAAACCCGGGCCGCGCGCCGCCTGCGAACCAGCCTGCGCCGCCGCCGGGGTTCGCGCCGCTGGTCCCGAACGCGTGACCGTCGATCGTCATGTAGGTGTGCGTCGGGTTGGCGTAAATCGTGACGTGCGAGCCGGGTCCTCCGTCGCCCCATCCCGCCAGCGACCCGGACGTCAGCGGCGTGCCGAGCAGGTTCGCGGCATTCAGCACCGCTGACACCGAGCCCGAGCAGTCATAGCCGACGCCGGGCCCAGAGCCGTGGCCGGTGCCGTGCCCCGGCACGCCGATCTGGCCGTGACCGCCGCCCCACTCGTAGTTGTAGTGGTGCGAGGCGATCTGGTTGGCTTCGCGGATCATCGCCTGGACCGCCTTCGGTCCGACCATCGGCGGGCCCATCGCGCCACCAGCCCCGCCCACGTCCGCAGGCGCGGACTCGGCGATCTTCTTGTTCGCGCCCTTGGTGATCAGGTCGATCGCGCCTTGGCCGAGCGAGGTGATCGCCCCTGGCGGGCCCTTGAGCTTCGGGGCCTTGATCGTCGGGGCGATCCCGCCGAACGAGCCGCCGCCCTTGAGCCCGTTCATCAACGCCCACGCCATTTGTGCGCCTCGCACCCGGTTCCCGGCCGCGGGGATCCCCGGACGCTCCCAGTCGGTCATCCACGTCATCGCTGCCGCGCCTGGCGACCGGGTCGCGTTCATCGCGCCCATCACCGACCGGGTCTGCGAGCGCGACAACAGGAACTGCGCCTGGATCCGCGGATCGGTCCACGATGCGTGACGACTCGCCGCCCATGCCTGCAGCGTCGGGAGTGACAGCTCACCGGCGGTGAATCCCCAGAGGCCACCGTTATTGGTTCCGGGCTCCATCGCGCTCGGGTTCCAGGTGGACTCCTGGTAGGCGTTGCCGATGATCCCGGCGGCGGCGATCTTGCTGAACCCGCCGCCCATCAGCACCGACGCGACCGGCCGCACGATCGCCGACCCCGACAGACGGCCGCCTGCCTGGAAGCCCGGGGCGCCCAGCCGCCCGCCCGTCTCGTGCTTGGCGGCGTGCGGCGTGGTCTCGCCCGCGACTTCCCGGCCGAGCGTCGTGTTGAACCGAGCGAGTTTCTGATCGACTCGCGCTTCGGTGTGTCGGTTGACGACCAGCTCACCGCCGTCGGCGATGCCCATCAGCCCGCCGCCGCGGTCGTACAGCGGGACGTGGTCGCCCTTGGGCTCGCCGGGGATGCGCATCCCCTTCGCGCCCTTCTTCGCGCCGCCGCCACCGATCCCCTTGGGCGGCGGGACGCCCATCGTTTTGAACGCGTTCGCCAGCTTGGTGAAGATCTGGTTGATCCCCCACTGGGTATTGAACACGATGTTCGTCCAGGACTGCTTGATGTTCTTGTCGGCCTGGTCGAAGTTCGCAGACAGCCCGTCGGTCGCCTGCTTGCACTGCTCGATCATGATCTTGAGCAACTGATCGCGCATCCACCGCGAGTCAGTAACGATCTGAGTCAGGTCCTGCCGGGCGTTCTTCGCGGTCTGGTCGAACTCCCGGTCAACCCCGTTCATCGTCCGGCGCACGTCGCGGCCGAAGTCAGCGAATGCGCTGCTGGCCCGGTTCAGTGAGCCGATGATGTTCCTGCGCGAGCTTTGAGCGAAGTCGAGGAAGCTGGCGGTCGCCCGGTTCATCGCGCCGATGACGCCGGAGCGTGGGTTGGTGAAGTTGCTGGTGAACGCCTTGGAGGCCTGCAGGAGCTGGTTCATCGCTCGCTGCGTAGCCATCAGCGTCTTCTGGAAGTTCGCGGTCGCTCCCGCCCCGGCCGCGGTCGCGCCGCCGACCGCGGCTGCGCCGGGTGCGCCCGTCGGCACGGGATGGCCGGTCTGCATCGCGAACTCCGGGGGAGCGAACCCGCCGGTCATCGGTGTCACCCGAGAGCCCGCGGGCAGGTGCAGCACCTCGGGTCCGGCTTCGCCGACGAGCACGTCGGTGGTGCGCGGCACCGCGCCACCGTGCGCGAAGTGGATGCTCGGCAGGTCGACCGAAACCCCGAGGATCTTGTGGCTCTTGAAGCCGATCTTCGGCAGGTGCTTTTTGACGAAATCGAACGCCCAGATGAACGGCTTGGCGATGGCGTTGCCGAGGTCCTGGAACAGCCTGCCGCTGAACAGGCTCTTGATCGGGTCGACCACCCAGCGCTTGAGTCGGTCCGGCAGGCCACTGATCCATCGCCAGGCGCTCTTGAACGGCGACGAGAGCGCGTTTGCGACGTTGCTGACCGCTGAGCCGACGACCCGGCCGAGTGAGCTGAGCAGACGGCCCACGCGGCTTGGGAGGCCACCGATCCAACCCGCCGCCTTACGGAACGGGAACGTGAGGACGTTCCAGACGGAGCTGAGCGCGCTGCCGACCGCGCCCGGGACCTTGCTGAGCAGACGGCCGATCTTGCCCGGCAGCGACCCGATGAACCTGGTGATCTGCCCGAAGTGCTTGATCACCATCGTGACCACCATTCCCAACGGACCGGTGATGATGCTGATCCAATCCCAGTGCTTCTTGATCCAGCCCCACGCGTCCCCGGCCGCGCTCTTGACCCCCTTGAACCCGGCGACAGCGAGGCTTTTCAGCTTGGCCGGTTTGAGCAGGCCCGCGGACTGAGCCGCACCGAGCGCGCCGCCGACCCCTGCACCGATGACCGTACCGACGCCGGGAATAACGCTGCCGATCGCGCCGCCCATGGCCGCGCCCGATACCGCACCCGTGGCGATCCCGAAACCCTTGCTTCGCCCGATCGACTTGGGCAGCACGCTACCGGCGAGACCCATTGCCGCCGGAGCAAGCAGGCTCAGTCCCATCGACCCGACCCCACCGGCCAGCCTCGCGCCGAGCCCGAGCCCCTCAGCGCCCGCGCCCGCCGTCGCACCACCGCCGAGGAGCTTCCCAATGAGGGGAAGCCCCTTCACCTTACTCAGCAGACTGGCCCCTTCCTCGCCCATGCCGAGCAGGCCACCGAACTTGGTGCCACCGAACCGCGCCGCCGTCCGACCGAAGAACCCCTTTTCGGCTGCTTGCGCGCCTTCCTTCTCCGCCGTCTTCGCGCTTCGTCCGAATAGGCCGCCGCCACCGCCGGAATCGTCGAGCCCGCCTCCCACCACCGACACGAACAGCGGCTCCATCGGAGTGTCGCCGCGATCCTTGAACTTGCCGAACGCCTTGCCGACGCTGCGGGCGCCACCAGCCACGCCGCTGATCGTTTTCGCACCAACGATCCCGACGGTCAGTGCCGTGATCGCCGCGGGCGGCAGGTTCTTGAGCACGAACGTCGTGACGCTCCCCAGCGGCTTGAACACGTCGTAGATCTGGGCCAGCGACGTGGCGACGTTCTTGAGGATCGGGTACAGCTTCCCGGCCTGATCCATGGTCCGCTTGAACCAGTCCTCGATCCCCTTCGTCCCGCCCGGCTTGGCCAGCCGATCAGCGACCTTGTTGACGGAGTCCGCCCACTTGGCGATCACCGACGTGCCGGTGCTCATCCCCGCGCCGATGACGTCGCCGATGATCCGCGCGATTCCGCCCAGCAGCCGCGACCACTCCTTGAACGCGCTAGTCATGTTCCGGATCGTTCGCTGCCCCCGTGCCGAACCGGTCCACTGGTCAAACCGATCGGCGAGCCGCTTGAACGCGCCGCCCGCCTTGTCGAGGTCCGGCGTGATGACCTTGAGGATGTTGCTGAGCCCCCTGAAGATGCTCACCACGCCCTTCATCAGGCCCGGCAGGTTGGTACGGAAGATCTTGCCCAGACCCTCGACCAGACCCTGGAACTGCCTGCTGTCCAAGAACGGCGCGAGGTACTTCTGAAACGACCGCTGGACCGCGGCCATGTTCTTGTCGACCTCGGGCGCGAGCCACCCGATGTTTTTGCGCAGCGTCTGGACGCCCTCGTTGGCGAGCTTGAGGAAGCTGGCGCGGCCCGGCGCCGTCGCCTTGTCCCACTCCTTCTTGAACCCGGCGATGTTGCGGGCCAGCGCGGCCACGCCCGGGTTGGCCTTCGCGAGCTGATCGACCTGGCGTTGCGCCGCCTTGATCTGCCCCGGCCTGCCTGACGCGATGGCCTTGTTGAGGCTGGTCACGGCTTTCTGGTAGTTAGTCAGGCTCGTGATCGCGGGCTTGGCGATCGCCACCACCGACCCGATCCCGACCCCGAACGCGCCCAGCAGACCGCCGCCGAGGATCGCGCCGCCGCCGACCGCCCCGGCCAGCGACGCGGCCAGCCCGCCGAGCGCGCCGGTCAACTGGACCACCGCCGGTAACGCGGTGAGGATCAGCGTCCCGAACATCGGCAGGGCGGTCGCGAACCCCTTCAGCCCGCCGACCACGCCACCGAGGCCCTGCGAGAAGGTCGTGATCGCAGGGTGCGCCTTCAACAGCGACCGGGTGAAGTTCTCGACGTGAGCCTTGACGTTGCGGAAGAACCCGATCGTCCGCTCGCCCTCCTTGCCGAGCTTCTTGGTCGCCTCGGCCGTCTTCTCGGTCGCTGCCGTGGCGCTCTTGGTCTTCTGCTCGACCGTGCTCAACACGTTGCCGTGCTGGTCGAGGATCTGCGTGGTCTTCTGGATCTGCTTGGAGGCGTCGCCCATCGCGCCGCCCTTGCCCATCCCCCGCAACGCCTTGTCGGTCCGCTCCGCCTCGCGCCGGATCTCGCGCAGCGGCCCGCTGGCCTTGTCCAGGAGGACGAACGCGGCTTCGATGCTTACGGCCACCTAGCCTCGTCCTCCCATCGCCCTGACGGCTTTGCCTGCCGACTGGCCACCGGCGAGCCGAGAGTCCTGGTCGAGCGCCGCCATCGCGCACCCGTACAGGAAGTGGCGCAGGCGACTCGGGTACGTCGGCGGGCAAGGCTGATCGTGAGGCCGCCCCAGTGGCCGGTAGCCCTCGTCCAAGCCGTTGTAGGTTCGGTAAGGATCCTCGCCTCCGTAGCGCCAGGCCAGGAACAGAAGCCGCGCCTCGCCCCCGGCCTTGATCAGTTTTTTGCGCTCAGCGCGTCCCGTACGTCGTCGTCGTCGAACCCCGACAGCGCCATGATCTGCGTCGCGAGCTGGGCGATCAGGCCCGGCTTCTTGGAGAACCGCTTGAGCAGCACCGCCTCGGGCTGCTTGGCCTGCTGCTCAGCCAGCGCCTCGATGTCGGGATCGACCGAGCCCGCCACGATCACCTTCAGGTTCCCGAGCTGGTCTACGGCCAGGTCGTCGCCACGCCCGCGGCGGCGCATCGCCGAGGTCGCGCGCTGAATCCGGCGCAGCACGTCACCGTCGATCGGCCGGACGGTCCAGGCGATCCAGTGTTCGCGCTCGCCGACGCCGACGTTGATCTCGATCACGTGCGTCTGCTCGGTGTCCTCGTCGGGCTCCTCGGACAGGAACCATTCCAGTGCCGAGGTCGCCTCGGTTTCCTGGACCGGCCGGTCCCCCGCCAACGCGTCGAGCACCTCCGGGACCGGACGGTCATCCTGAGGCCGGTCCTCGCGACCCCTCAACGCCGTGGGTGGCGGCAGCGGCTGAGCCTGCTCAGGTTGCCGCGCGTGCGGCGACTTTACGCGGACATCCTCCGCGACGGGTACGTCTGCCATGTGACTGCGCTCCTTCGGGGCCTGTGGCCTCACGATGGGTTGACGGTTCAGCCATGGCGCGTCACCTCGCGGAGTGCTCGGGCAGAGGACTGTCGTTGCGTGGGAATGGGGTCGAAGTCGCGCTCGCCTTCAGGTAGACGACAAGCAACCTCGACGCGGGACATTCGCGCGAGCAGATCCCGTTGCCCGTGCGAGTTCTTCTCAACGATGTAGCTCTTGAGTTCGAGCCACGCCCGCTCATAGTCGATGATCACCGGATCAGCTCAGCGAGTCGAGCACCGTGATCGCGGGCTGGCCGGTGACCGGGTTGCTCTGACCCTGGATGATCTCGTAGGACTCCAGCGGCCGCTCGGTCTCCCAGCCGAAGCTGAAGGACTTGTCGATCACGTCGTCGGTGATGTTGAAGCCCAGCGGCAGGTCCCAGATCAGGCAGCCATTGAACTGCCAGACCTCGAACCCGAGCGCGTCCGGGTCATCCAGCCACACCTGCATCGCGAACGAGCGCATCATCCCCGCCTGCGTGCCGCGCGCGGCGCGGCGCTGCGCGAGGTTCTGCGACAAGTAGCTGTAGACGTACTTCTCCCAGTGGCTGTCGACCTTCTGGACCGAGAACGTGCCCTCGCGTGTCTCCCGGCCCGGCTTGATGCCCATGCGGGTCGCGCCGACGAGCGGCATCTCGATCTTGGCAATCGTGATCGTCGCCGTGACGTTGGTGATTTCCGCGCGAACGTGACCATCCATGATCACGTAGCCGTACATGCCGCTGATGCGGTATAGGCCCTCGCTTGATCCGATGTCAGGCATCGCTCACCTCCTAGCTGATGTAGACGAGGTTGTAGATCTGCTCGACCGACCGACCGAATGCGATGCCGTAGACCAGCGCCACGAACTCGTCATCGTCTGACGGTGGCGGGATCGGGTCGATGCCGACGGTGAAGCCCGGCTGGATCACGCCTCGGTCGGCGCGGCCCTGGATGACCTCGTGCGCGTAGCCCACGACGTACGCCCGGGTGGCGTCGTTGACCTGCAGCGAGCCGATCGCGTTCGACGTGGCCCACTCGGTGATCTCCAGCTCGATGCCGTGCATCGTGCGGACGAACTTCGGGTTGCGGTAGATCAGGTACGGCTTGGACGAGTCGCCGCCCGTGTAGGTGGTCAGGCCCTTCTCGATCCGGACCGGCGAATCCTGGTTGGAGTCCTGGCCGAACACCACCACGCCGCCGTTGAAGCACGCGGTGACGTCAGCGTCGGACGGGAGCACTCCCGCGACCGTGTCGGCCATCCGCGCGAACGTGAGGCTCATCGACTCACCCCGGGCGGCCAGGATCCCGGCGACTCGCGACGCGAGCTGCGAGGTCGAGAGCGTGCCGAACTCGTTGTCGACCAGCGTGCCGACGCCGACGTTGACGATGTTCTCGCCGCCGCCACCTGCCGACAGCGCCTCCAGCGAGGTCGAGCGCGCAATCGCCGTGGTCGCCGTATCGGTGGACGCACCGCCGACAACCATCATGAACCGGCGGCCCGACAGGTTGGACTGCTTGCACCACTGCTGCAGCGAGGTCAGCGTTGCCGGATCCACCACGTCGTACCCGGCGAACAACGAGAAGCGCGCGGTGGAGGCGACGGTGATCATGTCCTGCCAGTCCTGCTGGGCCAGCGCCGAACCGTCGTCACCGCCCGACAGCGCCGTGATCGTGTCCGGCGTTGTCGTGGTCGCAAGCGCCGTGCCGTCGGTCGTCAGCTCCGCGCTCACCCACACCGAGGTCGTATTGATCTGCGCGACCAAATCGGCAATGTCAGCCGCCACGTAGGAGTAGGACTCGACGAACTGCCCGTTGACGTAGATCAGCAGGTCGTTCTTGGTCACGTCCACGTCAACGTGGCTCTTGTAGCCGATGCTGTTGCCGAACCCGCCCGGATACTTCGCGGTCAGCGTGAGCGCGGCCGCGGCAGTCGTGTTCTCAATGTCCACGCTCGCGGACGCTCCGCTGGTGCCGAGCATCCGGTAGACAAGCACCTCGCCAGCACCACCGCGCCCGGAGAGTCCTTCGCCCTTGAAGCACTGCTTGACCGCCCGGTAGCCCGCGGTGGCGGAGCTGCCGAACTTGGACTGAAAGTCGCCCAGCGACGCGGTCCCGACGACCTGCCCGGCCGGACCCCAGTCGTGAGTGATCGCGAGCAGCACGACCGAGCCGATGCTCGGGAGGATGACCTCCTGCGGCTCCGCGGCCCAGTCGAAGTAGGCACCAGGCCGCGCCGGACGCGCATCCTTGGAGAAGACGCCAGGCATGTGTTATCCCTCCTCGTCTACGGCGACGGGCTGTTGCAGCCATTCGGCCACCTTGGCCTTGGCTGATTCCACGGTCATCGTCTCGCCGATGTCCCCAGACAGCGCGCCCATGGCGGTGTGCGACGGGTAGCCGAGGAACCCCGAGGCCTGCTCGATCAGTTGGCCGACCGGAACCTCGCGGGTTGCCGCGGCGTCCTCGGGCGTTTGCGCCTGCTGCTCGGCCTCCGGCTGCTCGGTTGCGCCCTCCTGCTGGACCTCGGGCGAAGCGCTCTCGGCCTCCTGCTCGGTGGGGGTAGCGTCCTCCTGGGCGGTGGCTTCGGGCTCGGCGGTTTCCTCAGGCTTGGCAGCCCTGGACGCCCTGCTTGCGCGTGATGATTCCGACATTCGTGCTCCTCTCTGTGAACCCCACAGACGGGCTGGAGCCGATAGTAAGCGGCGATCAGCCGAGCGTCACAGATGGAGTTGAGACCGTGACCCCGGCCAGCGCGGGCTGCTCCGGGATCGTTTCGGCCAGCCGCCGCCAGGTCAGGCGCACGTCACAGACCACGGTCCACAATGTGTCGTCGTCGGGGTCGGGGAACGGCTGCGTCGAGAGGTCTGAAACGCGCATGAACGCCCGCGGATACCACGTGCCTGCGTCCCAGTGCTTGACCCGGTAGTAGTTGTACAGCGGCACCCGCAGCGCCCGGCCGTCCTCCACGCCGACGCGGAACGCGCGGTACAGCGTGTTCTCGATCTTCTGCGCGAACAGCATCGCCTGGTCTGAGTCCCGGCCTTGCGCCGGGTAGGCGGCGATCACGAACGGCTGGGTCATGTCGGCCAGCCAACGCCCGCCGGTCAGCGGGTAAGTCGTCCCAGCCACTTGCCACACGCGAGCGAACGGGCGAGCGAACGCGCCCTGCTCGCGCGCCAGGCGGACCTCCCAGTCATCCCCGAGCGCGACCGCGACATACCGCTTCACGCTGCGCAGTGCGTCGATGTGGCTGCGCCCAACGTCGAGCCCGTTGTCGTCGCTCACGGCAGCACCACGCCCTTCATCGACGCCAGCACCGTGACCTCCTGATCGCGCTTGTAGGCCTCCAGGTCGGGAAGCATGATCTCATTCAGGAATCCCTCGACAGCCCCAGCCGCCTTCTCGATCATGTGCGCGCCCTCGCTGCCGGGATGCCACACCCGCCGCGCGAACCGGCGCGCCCCCGTCAGCGGGTCGATCCACGACAGGAACTGACGCGGGGGGTGCGGCTCGATCAGGTACTTCGTGTGCTTCGGGCCAAACAGGCCAGTCCCGTAGTTGATGTAGGGCGCGTAGTCCACGTCGGTGGCGACGCGCGACACGTAGGCCATTGACGTGCCGTGTAGCTCGCGGGTCGTCGCCTCGCGATGCCAGCTCGTGGCCAGGTTCCCGGTCTTGACCGGCGTGAACTCCGCGATCAGCGCGTGCAGACGATCGCCGCCGGTGTCGGCCATCCGCCGCAACGCCAGCTTGACCGGACCATCATCGAACGCTTCGGGCAGCCTCGGCCCCACGTACTTGGCTACGAACTCGGCGTCGGCCATCAGGGCTCCGGCCGCTCGAACCCGTGCTCCTCGACGCGCGTCAGCGTCGCCATCCAGCCCAGCATCTTGCGCTTCTTGCGGATCGGCTCGCCGTCCGACGTGACCTGCCAGATCGCCCGGCCCAGCTCGCGAGAGTTGATCTCCAGTTGGTCGGCAGCGCTGATCGTCAGCGTGCTGCCGTCCTGGTCGCGCATCCCGCACATGATCTGCGCCGGGTGAGGCACGCGCACGCGACCTCCCTGCGGATCGCCGCCCTCCGGCGCCGGGCTCGGCATCATCCGGCACTTGAACCACGGGTAGTGGTAGGTCTCAAACTGCGTGGTGCCCTCCACGCGCTGGCCGGTCGGGGTGTTCACCACCCGCCGCGCCTGGTCAACCAGCGCGGACTGAAACGACACCTATGCGCCCCAGGTCAGCGGATCCACGAGCAGGCTGCGCATCCCCACTCCGTACGAGTACGGGTACAACCCGTCGTAGTTGCCCCAGTCGATCTCGGTGGTCTCGATCGACGGGACGTTCGCGAACGACGACGCGCCGTTGATGACCAGGCTCCAGTACTCCTGCATCTGCGGGATGCACAACAGCCAGATGTCGTAGTTCAGCCACTCGTTCGGGTTGATCACCGGGATGCCGGTGGTGAGGCCCGCATAGCGCGTGCGCCCGGGCTCCTTGCGTGTCTCTGAGTAGTTGCCCGCCGAGAAGCTCTGGATGTTGTTGTCGTTGGTGTCGGCGGCGTAGTCCTCCTGGGACTGGAACGCCACCTGCTCGACCCGAAGCTGGACGGCCTCCTGGGCGATGGAAACCAGCGGCGGCGGCATCGTGTCGTCGATCGGCCGTCCAGTGACCATCGCCAGGTAGTCGCAGGCGCGACTGATCTGCACCTGCAAGTCGGTGTCTGAGTACGGGCCGTCAAGCCCGCTGAAGTCGACGCGGCTCCAGCCCTTGAGGTCAGCGACGGTGGGCGGCAGCGTCGCTGACGGGGTGACGCTCACCGCCCTGTCCTCCTACTGTCGACGGCCGCGCGCGCCGGTCGGCTTTGCCTGCGCTTGTGTGACGGCTGTGGCTTGCGTCGGGTCGGCTTCGCTGGCCTCCGGCTCAGACTGCGCCTCGGTCGCCTCGTCGTCCTCGGACTCCTTCTGCGCGGACTCGACCTCCCGCTGATGCTCCTTGTCGGCCTCCTCAGGGTCCTTCGCCTTCGGAGCCAGACGCTTGGCCTGCTTCTCGTGGCCCTTGCGCTGGATCGCGTCCTTGTGCAGCACGCCGTCCTCGTCCTCGTAGACGACGACCACGAATGGGCCGCGGACCGCGAAGCCGAGCACGTTGACCTCGCCCTTGCTCTCGACCATCCCGCCGACTTCGTCCTCGTCCAGCTCGTCGGTTGCCTGCTGGTTGATCGGCCGGTTGTTCGCCGCCCGCAGCTCAGTGGACCAGCGCGCCTGGTTAGCCGCGATCAGGTCCTCGGCGTTGGGGTCTTGGCCGGTCCGGGTCGCCAGCTCGGTGCCCGCCGCATCCGCATCGTTACCGCGTGGCATGTGCTAATGCCTCCTCCGTAATCGTATGAGTGTGTCTCAAACTTACCCGCGCTTTTACGGCACGATTGCGCGGAAGGCTCCACGCGGGTCAACCGGCGCGACGCCGAAGTCCGACCGCACCTTGAAGTCCACGGAGTCGAGTTCGTACTGATACGGATCCGTGCCCGCACCGAGCGCCATTCTGACCATCGGATCCTTGAGCATCACTTGAGGCTCACTCTGTCCATTGAGGAAGCCCACAGCGAACGCTGGCACGTCCGAGGGGTCGGCGAACAGATACCAGTCATTGGAGTCCGTGAACCACGGATCGCGCACGACGCCGTCGGCCGGAAGGATGCCCGCCAGCGGGTTCATCGTGCCCTTGTCGAACACGTTGGAGCCAACACCGGGCGCGCCCGTGTACTGGATGTTCACGCCGGTCTGAGCCGAGTTGAGGATCCGCTGCGCGATGAGCTGCATCCGGGCGTTGCGGACCACCAGCACCTGCGGCGTGATCACGACCTGGCGGCCGTCGTCGTCGACCTGGGCCTCCATGAACCCGATCGCGTCCGCGAGCGAGTCCTCCGACAGCGGCGTGACCACCTGGTTGCCACGCGCGACGCTGTAGAACGGCTGGCCGTCCGGCGCGTTGCCGGGGTTCTGGATCATCGCGACCACGGTCTGCAGGATGAACACCCCGGCCGCGTAGCCCATGTCCGCCGGGTTGCGGTTGAGCAGCTCGTTGGAGTCGTCGTTGATGATCGCCTGGCGGGTGATCTGGTAGACGCCGCCGTAGGTGTCGATCACCAGCCGGGCTGCCGGACGCTCGGTCCGGGTCATGCCCGGGTAGTGGCCGTGATCCCCGACGTACCCGATCCCCTGCAGGCCGTTGAGACCACGCAGGCGCCGGTCGCGGAAGTCGGGCGCTGACTCCTGGCGGGTGTAGCGCTGATACTGAGCCTGAGCGCGGCTGTAGCCGCTGTACATCGACTGGCGGACGGGGCCGAACAGGAACGACGGGAAGTCGGCCTTGGAGTCGGCCTCCTCCAGCATCCGCTCGTCGCGCCACTCGCGGTATGCCTCAAGCAGCCGGATGGGCCGCCCGAACACGCCGTATGGATTGCCGTTCATCGTTGCTCCTTGGGATGTGTGACTGTGCTCCCCGCCAAGGCGCAACGCGCCCATGATGATGCCCCGAGGGGCCGACTCAGCCGGGTGGGGGAACCCGGCTGAGAATCAGAAGCTGTCCTTGGAATCCAGGTCGATCCTGACCCTGCCCGCCGGAACGCCCCGGTTGCCCGTGACCTCGACGATACGTCCGAACTTCGCATTGGTGTTGGTGGTGTTCAGCGCAGCCGGTGGGCCCGCCGAGATGTAGATCGGGTCGCCCTTGACGTTGGCGCTGATCCCGGCGTTGGTCACCTGCACGACGCCCTTGGTGATGATGAAGTACGGCTCACCCGCGGCGATCATCGCCGGGGCTTGCAGCCCCGCATCCCACGCCGTTGACTGCTGCTTGACCGCGACGCCGACGAAGCCGTTCTGCGCCACTGGCGCACCGTGCTGGACCGGCGTGGCTCCGTTGACGACGTAGACGCCGGGGCCTGGGCGGTTATATGGCATGAGTCGCTCCTTTCTGCCCTAGTCGCCTTAGTCGTCCCACGCCTTGGAGGGATCGACTCCTGCTTCTTGAAGGAGGCTCCCGTAGAGCGTGCCGTCGCCCCGCTTCGGTGGCTCTCCCTCGCCGTCGCTGTCGCCGCGGTTGGCGGCGCTGCCGGGCCCCTGGCCGCGAACCCTGGTCGGGCTCACCGACGCGACCATCGCGCGCTCGTCGCTGATGATCGCTTCCACCGCCTCGGTCAGCTTGGCCTCGGCCTTCTTGGTGACCTGGCCCTCGTCGTCCACGTCGTCGACCACGTCGAGCGCGGCCGTGGGCCCGTTGTCGGTGATCTCAAACCGCGCCCGGGCCCGGTTGGCGAACGCTTCGGGTAGCCGCGCCTCGGTGATCTGCCGGTGCGCCGCATCGCGCATGTCGCGCAGGTCGAGCTGGCGGTCAGCGTCGGCCCGGGCCTCGGCCCGGATCAGCTCGCGCTCGTCCGCCACCGCCGTCTCGACAAGCGCCTTGACGCGCTCCTCGATGATCGGGTCGAGGACGCTGCGGAAGTCTTCACTTTGGAGAGCTTCCTGGAGCGCCTCTGGGGTGATGCCCATATCTGTCTCCTCTGTGTTGGCTTCCTGCGAGGACTTGGCGAGTGACTGTTTGGCCATCGCCGTGGCCTGCTTGTCTGACAGCTTCGGGTTCTTCTTCTTGAGCTTGGCGACCATCTCGGCAAGCTCGTCGTCGCCGCTGTCCGCCACGTCCTCGGCGTCACCGTCGGACTGCTCGGTGAGCAGATGCGGGCGGACCTCCTGGACGTAGGTGATGAACTCCTCGTCGGTCATCGACTCCAGCAATCCCATCCCGTCCTCCTCGTAGGCAGCTTCCATCAGTGCGACGACGCGTCCACCAGCACCCGCCTCCGTCACCCAGTCGACCGTTCCCTTGTCCTCGATGCCCTCGACCAGCCAGGCGCGCTTGCCGTCACGCATCGTGGGCTGCACGCCGGTGGCGCTGGCGGCGATCGAAGCCTCGACCAGCTCGGGGTCGTTGGAGGCCAGCTCGCGGATGAACGGGGTCGGCAGCGACCAGCCCACCACGGCGCCCGGGCCGAAGCCCTTGGTCGCGTCCTCGGGAACGTTCGGATCCCAGTAGCTCTCCACGATCCGGCCGCCGAGGTCGCGGATCGAGCGCGGCAGGCCCTTGGCGGCGCGGCGCGCCTCGGGGGACTGGTGGTCGATGTACTGCCGCCAGCCCGCGAACTTGTGCGCGTTCTCCTGCAGCATGTTCGCCTCGTAGATGTGGCGGCCTTTGCCGCGGCCGACGCACGGGCGCAGGATGTGGATCGGCAGCAGCTTGTCGCGCTCGCTGCCCTCGGCGGCGGTCGCTTCCTCTAGGCTGAGGCCTCGGTCGACGAGGCGTTGGACGCGCTGTTCCTGTAGCTCCTCCGGGAACTCGACGGAGTCCGGCGGCAGCGTGTACATCGCCTCGCGCAGTTCAAGTGTTCCGTCTGTGGGCGCAGTGGTGCTCATGCGCCCCGATACTAAGGCGCTCTATGCGCTACTCCGCAGATGGATTCTGTGACGCTAGGCGATGCAGTCGTGCCACCATCCAGAACCGCCATCTGCGAGGCAGCCACACCTGATAGAGCACGCCTCGCGCTAGGGCACGAAGTACCCGTTCGCTACGCATCGCGTGCCAGCGACTCCACAGCAACGAGCACCATCGGCGTCCAGCCGGACTCCGCGCTGCCCGACCGCCACACAACCGTCGCGTCGTGATGAATGCACCACGGCAAATCGGCGGGGTCGCCGTCGTTGACGACAGTCGTCACCATCCCGCACGTCGGGCACCCAGCGTAGGCGCGACCCTTGGGCGCACTCCAGCTCATGTCGTGAGTTCGGCGCGACAGTCGGCAAGCCGCACGTTGGGATAGCCCGCACGGTGGTACATGCGCAGCAGCACCCGAGCCTCGCCGTCCTTGTAGCGGTCGGCCTCGCACGTGGCGCAGATGCGCCGCCGCTGGCCGTAGTAGAGCCGGATCGTGGAGCACGACGTGCAGACCGGCAGGCCGCAGGCGTAGCAGCGTGCTCGCGTGTTGTAGCCCGGCTCGCATCCTGGCGGG